CGTTGTCCAGTTTGCTACTTTTTCAAATGTTTTTTCGCTAAATATTTTCATTGTTTTGCTCCTTTTCATTTCAACGCAGCCATAGAAAGTGCTATCAAACTTGCAACTAAACTTAAAATTGTGATAACTATTGTTAAGCGAACTACTTCAACAAGTCTGTTTAAATTGAAGTCTGATGGTTTATAGGTTTCACCTACTTCATATTTATTTTTTTTCATTTTTTATTCCTCTTCCAAATACTCTATTTCCTCATCAACCTCAACTTTATTAGCTTCACCACGAAGCATAATTTCATCTAATATCTCATCGTGAGTGAACAACTTTAAGAAGTCTTTTCTTTCAACTTCAAAAATCTGTACTGGTTCAGGCAAACGAATTAATGAATAACCTTTTGCAGTTTCTCTCAATTCAAAGAGTTCATCGTTAAACTTTACAATATTTTTCATAGTTTCTACCTCCTTTGATATGTACTTCATCTTGATATTTGTTCAGTAAATTATCTTTAGCTTTAATTTGTTTGTTAAGTTCTTCATTTTCAGCAACCAATAATTTAAGTTCTTTTTTAAAATCCTCAATAATATCTGTATAGTTTTTTACTTGAATTGCAAATGATTCTTTTAAATTAACATAATCGTAATAGAGACTTTTTATTGCTATCACATCATCAGTTTGATAGTAATTATGTTCCAGTTTTTCAATTGCTCTTTTATACACTTTTTCTTTCGCTTTTTCACTCATTCCGTTACCTCACACATTTTTTCTAAATGTTCAAATATTTCATCTGCTTCCATCATTTCGTTAAATGCTGTTTTGTAGCTGCCTGTTTCAGGTTTGATTTCCACTATTTCATCTACTGCCTCACTTATTTCATCAGCCAGTATTCCTATTTTTAGAAAAACAATTTCAATTTCTTTTTCTTCTCCTTTCTCATAAAGTGTGTCCAGTTCTTCGCCATACAGCCATAAACCAGCAATGCAGTTCATGATTTTTAATTGATTCAAACCTTTCTCATCTATGATGTCAGCTATTTCAGCCTGTATTTCTCTAATTGTTTTCGCTTCTAACATTGTTTAACTTCCTTTCTTTAAATATTGTTTTACTTCCAAATCCCATTGAATTGTAATATCCTGCCAGTTTTTCCAACCTGTTGTTGAAAAATAATGATATGTGTCATTGGCATCAAGCTGCAGACCATTATCTTTTATAAACCTTTCAACTTCTGAAATTGACGGATTTTCCTTATTGTTATAATTAGATATATCTTTATCTATTTCTATATCTTCTTCTATATCTATATCTATAGAACGATTATCGTAAAAATCGTTTACGACTGTCGTACGATAATCGTACGATTTTATACGATTTTCATCAGAAACTATCATTTTTACCTTATTTTCAAGCTTTTTCTGCTCTCTTTTCTTTCTCTGATACTCTCTGTCGTACTTTTTCTTTGCTTCCAGTTTTCCAAGTGACTGATATTTTTCCCAGTTTGTAATGTAGATGGAATCGTTTTCTATCTCTATCATCCTTAAATTTTGGAATGTTGATAATGCAAACTGCACCAGCTTTATATCAACATCAAATGTTGAAGCCAATATATCTGGGTTATAAGGCAAAGTATCAGTCATCATTACGTAGCCGCCGGAATTACTTTTTCCACACAGACACAGAAGCCACAACCACATCAGTACCATTTCAACACCGTTCGGCAAGGTTCGAATATATCGTATTTTTTCGTCAGTGAAGGTGTTGACCATCAATTTAATCCATTTGACATTGCTCATTTTCACCCACCCTTTCAACATAAGTTCTAACGACTTTTAACATTTCCTTTTCCATTTTTACCTGATTATTTAAACCAACCTTTCTTTTTAGATTCCAATTAGTTTTTAAAGATGATAAATCTCTTTTGAATCTCTTGTTAATAAATTCAATCGCTTCTTCCTTATTGGCTATCTTGTAGCCTTTTTTACTTGATACGACTATCTTTTCGACATCAGAGCGATTTATCGCCCTGACATCTCTTCTTATCAATGCAAACGAACGTGAATTATGCTCGTTTGATTTTTCCTCAAATCGAGGGTAAAATTTAGGTAGGTTGTAGCAGATTTCTTCCTTTGATATGTATTGATTGGTACTCGATTTATCAAGTAGAAACTGATACAACTTTTGTTGTCTTTCGTTCATAGTTTTTTTCCTTTCTACAGATAATTTCTTTTAAAAATCTTCATAAATTGTTCGTGCGAATAAATCTCTTCAAACTTTTTTTGTGCCATTTGCTTAACCAGCAAATCTAATTCTTTGTCAAAGTGAACACTTTCGTTTGATAGGTTGTGATGGTATCCACAAAGATAAATCGTTAGACCATACTTTTCGCTATGTTTTCGATTTGCTCCCCCAAAACAATGGTGGCGATGTAGGTTTTGTATTGTTTTACAAAACCAACACTCCTTTTTATCTTGTAAAATACTCATTGCCACTCTTCCTTCAGCAAAGCTAATTCGCTTGGTGTCATTGTTTCAATACCAAGAGCTTGTGCTTCTTGAACTACTCCATCTATAAGCCTTGCCATTTCACTTGTGTTCATTTCACTGCTGCCCATATACACACGATAAGCAGTCCACTTCTCACCTTTTTTCTCTACTTCGTAATACTTGAAGTATTTGCTTACATCTACCTCATTTAAGGCTGTAAACATCTCGCAAGTGCCATAATCTTTCAGCATTTGGAAATGAACATCATCGTTTGACATTTTCATTGCTGTTGCTATTTGATTAACCAGTCGCCAGTAGTAATTGTTCGCATTTAAACTTCTTTTTGGTTTATATTCCTTGATAGAGATTTCATATGTTTTTTCTCTATCAAGAGCAAACAACCTTTGAAGTATGCTTTCTATTTTTCCAACTTTGACTATTTTGTTATTCATCAGAACGGTAAATCATCACTTGTGACTACTGGCTCATATTCATATGTATTTGCTGGTTGATATTGTTCTTGTTCTTTCTTTTTGCTGTCAAGCAGGTAAATTGAATTAACCAATACTTCCGTAACATAGACTTTTCTGTTTGGAATGTTTGGATCATCATAGTTTCTAGTTCTTAGAGTTCCGTTTACTCCAATTTGTGAGCCTTTAGATGTGTAATTCTCTAACAGCTCAGCCGTTTTGTTCCATGCCACACAATTAATGAAGTCTGTTTCATCTTTAGTTCGATAAACTGCCAAATTAAACTGTGTTACCACTTTTTGATTTGGTGTCATTTTTAACTCAATATCTTTGGTCAGGCGACCAATTAGATTAACTTGATTCATAGTTGCCCCTTTCTAAAAACTTGCGTTTTCAAAGAATAAATCTTCAACGTTTTTTTCTTCTACAACTTCAGCTTCAATTACTTCTGGTTTTGCCAATTTATTTGCTACTCTTTCAGTAACTGGTTCTGGCTCGTTATCTACATAGTCGTAACTTCCATCTTCTTCAACAATCGACATATCGGCTTCAAAAGCTTTTTGCATTTCAATTGACATAATTCCCCATTTGCTTAACAACTGGCGAAGCATTGTTTTATAAGCCATACCGTCAAAATCGTTTTCCCAATATGTGTATCCTTTTTTGGCTCTGTAGCCTTTTGAATACTGAAGAGCATGGCTTTCCATTTTTCCTCTGCTCCAGTAAAGAGACTTTCTGAAGCCATTAACGAGTTCAAACATCGCATAATAGCCGATCGTTTCAGCATTTTCTCTTTCAACCTCATCATCGATTAGATTTACATTGATTTCTTCATCTAAAGGGTTGTAAGAGATCAGCTCATCCTTTTTAATAGCAAGAACATTGATTCTTTTGTACTGGCCAGAACGAATACCTAACTGAATGTAGCCTTTGTAGCCTAAAATGAATTGAGCTTCAATAATGCCTTTACTATTATTTTTAAATGGCACCATATGATATTGTCCTAATTGTGGACTTGGTGATAGTTTTAAACTTTCGCCTAATAACGCAGCACTTATAATTGAATAAGGCTCACAATTAGCTAAATCAGCATTGTTTGCTACCGCACTAATAATTGAAGCGGTAAACGTTTTCGCTCTTGTTGCACTACCTAAAGTTGACATTATGTTTTTTTGAACTGCTTCTGATTTGATAACCACCTGAAATTGTGGTTTCTTTGTCAAACTATTATTTACTTCAGTCATTTTTTAACTCTCCCATATCTGATACTGTTATTTTTCATAAAGTCGCTTAAAATATGTAACTGCTCGCTGGTGCATTCAACTTTGAAAACAATTGTATAAATTATTTCTTCTTCTTTTACCTCGACTGTTACATTTCTGTCATTAGCAATTATTTCTTCAAACGAATTGCTAAGTTCTTCTTTTTCTATAACAACTGGCTCTACATTTTCTCTTGCTGCTCTTTCAGCTTCTTTTCTTGCTTCAAATTCAGCCAGCATTTCCTTTTGTTCCAATAATCTTGCGTTTTCTTGCAAAACTGCAGTTATATCTAAAGTTTCAAAGTATTTGTCCTTTAATTGCTCTTCAAACTCTGATTTCAAATCTTCGATATTTTTTAAATGAATGTCAGCGCTATCTTTGATATATTTAATTTCTTCATCAATCTTTTTTAATGTCGTGCCTTTGTTAAGCCATCTTTCATCAAAGATTTTTTCTAAAGGTATTAACCTTTCGTATAAACCAAAATAGTTTTTATAAATTGCTGCAATTTCTTTTCTTTTCGCCTCTTTTTCCGCTTCATCAAATGCTTTGATTTGAACATCAATGCTTGAAGATGTATCGTTGATTAATTTCTCAACTTCCTTACATTTCGTTTCAAACTCTTCAAATGGTGCAAGAAACATTTTCTTTTGAGTGATACGTTCATCGCTGATAGATTTTTTCAGTTTATTAAGGTTTGCTCTATCTTCTTTTGCATCCTTAATTCCATCTTCAGTAACGACTAAGTTTTGGTATTTAACCAAACTGACTTCTAATGCCTTTTTCAGTTCATCAATATTCGAAACTAAAGTTGGCATATTTTCTATTGGGTGAACCAATAATTCAAATGTTGTTTTACTCATTATTTTTTTCCTTCCTTTCTTAAATACTTGGTAAAATCTTTGCTGGCCTTTTTCCAGCTTCAATGCAATTCCAGAATTTCAGCTCTTTATCGAATAGATAATCCAAATCTTCTTTTAGCTCTAATCTTGAATTTGCTATTTTGTAATCTTTTATTTCAATTCTGTAAATTTTATTTTCTGAATTGATAAATACTAAGTAAGCTCTTAAATAGCCGAATTCTATATCTGGATTAGATAAGAAATATTGGAGTGTTTGTGTGTAGTAATGCTGGGGTATTGAATTGCCTTTCCATTGCTTATACTGACTTGAGTTTCTGATTTCTACTCTTTTATACTCAACAAACCCTTTTCTATTGGTTTCTTTTTCAGTAAGCAATGTGTCTGGACTACATCTAATAAAGCTATATTTTGGATTTATCATTATGTAATTTTCTTGATGCCAAAGTTCATACTCTGGGTAATCAATGGCAAACAGCGCTCTTATATGCTTTTCGCTATCAGTTCCTTTTTTTACATAATCTAAATCTGAAATATCTTTTGGTTCTCTTATCCCCATTTTTTCTTCCCAGAGCTCAACATTGCTTTTAAATGGTGAGATTCCAAGAACAGCTGCCACATCACTTGAGCCTATTCCCTTTGTCCTGGCTTTGAGCCATTGCTCTTTAGTTGGAGTTTTCATTTATTCCTTTCTCAACAAAAAAACACACTAAAAAATGTGTTACATTTGTATCATTTCGTAATTAGTCATGGTGTATGGATGATTATTAAAAACACCATGTGTTAATCTTCTTCTTAACAAACCTTCTTCAACTAACTTTTCAGCTGTTTCTCTATCGCCTAAAAAATGACCATCTGTGCAATAGATGTATGGAATACTGATAAAAATATCGTAAGGAATATTTGTATCTCTTACATAATCACAATTACCATCTATTCCATAAAATCTAACTTGGTTGACATAGTTGAATCTATCAACCATTTTTTGAGTTTCAGAACTCATTGCTTTTTTATAATTACTCATAGTTTTTTCCTCTCTTTTTTTAAAATGTGTAATATCTTAGGTGGTCTGACACCTTATTGGTTTTAAATGGGCTTATGCCTAACACTGCTGCCACATCACTTGAGCCTATTCCCTTTGTTCTGGCTTTGAGCCATTGCTCTTTAGTTGGAGTTTTCATTTATTCCTTTCTCAACAAAAAAACACACTAAAAAATGTGTTACATTTGTATCATTTCGTAATTAGTCATGGTGTATGGATGATTATTAAAAACACCATGTGTTAATCTTCTTCTTAACAAACCTTCTTCAACTAACTTTTCAGCTGTTTCTCTATCGCCTAAAAAATGACCATCTGTGCAATAGATGTATGGAATACTGATAAAAATATCGTAAGGAATATTTGTATCTCTTACATAATCACAATTACCATCTATTCCATAAAATCTAACTTGGTTGACATAGTTGAATCTATCAACCATTTTTTGAGTTTCAGAACTCATTGCTTTTTTATAATTACTCATAGTTTTTTCCTCTCTTTTTTTAAAATGTGTAATATCTTAGGTGGTCTGACACCTTATTGGTTTTAAATGGGCTTATGCCTAACACTGCTGCCACATCACTTGAGCCTATTCCCTTTGTTCTGGCTTTGAGCCATTGCTCTTTAGTTGGAGTTTTCATTTATTCCTTTCTTGTGGCTTGTTTTAAGCCTTTTTAAGCAACGTTTAATGTTGTGGGTGTAATTGGTAGGGTATGTGGGTAAATTACTCACGGTGATTACCGTTGTTGCCTACATTGTTCTGTTTTATAGAACTTCTTTAGTAAAAAAATAATCTTGAACATCATCAGCTGTTAAATTCAATACTTTTACCGATTTTTCAATATCTTGCTGGGTAAAAGGTGTTAAATTGTTTAATTTTAAAGACACTGTTCGTTCCGAAAGCCCGATTTGTTTTGCAAATTCTCTATTCGTTTTCCAAATTTCAACGATTCTTCCTCTTAACTTCGAATAATCATAACTCATTTTACTATCTCCTTTCTTAAAAAGTTCTATTTATCGAACTATCTATAGTTTAAACCACTACAAAATCGTTGTCAATGCTTTTTTTCTATTTTTTTGAAGTATTTTTCTATTTTTTAGAAGTTATCTTCATTTTTAGATAGGAAGCGAAATTAATCGCTTCCTTAAAAATTATAGTCGTAATATTCGTGTTTTTCGTTTTTTCTGTCGTCAATTGACTGTTCCCATGTTTTCTTGCTTAATCATTGTCTTGTTTCCTCCATATCCCGATTATCAATCAAAAAAAACAAAAGAAAAATCTTCCCCAGTAAACAGTCATATGTTTTTTTGCTACTCACAAAGGATGAAACCTTAATTAATCTCTTTTTCCCATCCAAATTGTTCAACAAATTTTTTGTTTGCTTTCTCTTTTAATTCCTTAACGTAAGCTTTTTTCAATATTGGTTCATAATGTATTTTCACATCTCTATTCAAGTTAATTGATATTAATCCAATG